ACCAGACGGTTCAGGATGTACGCTTACACACAGTGCAGTATTTATTCTGTTGTTTATGCCAAAAATAAAGGCCGACTATGCGGCCTCGGAAGGAAGTCCAATCATCTTATTCAAATCTTCTACCCGTAAAGCAGGAAGTGCTGTACTTGCTTTATCTGCTTCTTTTGGTAGCAATTCTTTGCTTTCAGGCCAAACTTCAATAAGTCGCTTAACTGTTGTGACTGAGTTCAAAGCAGCCCATACATTTGATTCGATATCCTTTTTCTTGGCTTCAAGTTTTTGTTGCAATGCGCAGATTTCATCAAACCTTTTTGTTATTTCGTGTTCTGCGTCAAACATGCATTTATCTTTGATCGGAGTAGGGAGCAATATATCTTTGCCGTTGCCGTCTTTCCCATATGAATGCCATCCAACCCTTCTGCCAGATACAGTCAGATAAATTGAAGTAGAACTAACATCGTATGAGTAAAATGAACATCCCATCTTTCCAAGTTCTTCACTTATAGCTACCAACTTGGATGATAACTGATCCACTTCCTCAGTTTTCTTTTTACCGCCAAACGCAATAACTCTGGCGTCAAGTGCAAGCTGGTTCTTTAACTTTGTTACTTCTTCAAGTTCAGTGAACACCCCGGACTTAATTAAAGCGTTACGAGCGATTTCCTCTTTCATTCTCGTAGTTAAGCGGATTGATGACATATTAATTCCTCTCAAATAAGTGGTTTGCTGCCTAATTTCATTTTCTGGCGACCAACACAAGTCACACCCATTTCACTGCGTGGCTTGCGGTAGTAAATACGGTTCTGTTTACGCTCGACCTCTTCTGACTTTGACTTCTTGCAGCGAAGGCTTCCGAGTGATATTGCTTTTTCAGAAAGGCTTAAACGCTTTCTCGGGGCTTCCTGAACAGCTTCCTCACTGTCTGTGCCGAAGATCGAATCGATGATGTTGCAGATGGAATCACGCTCGATAGCCAGCTTTCTGCGCCGCTCATGACGGCGAGTTTTGGCATTTCCTGCGAATGTTGATTTCCCGTACACGATTACCGTCATGATATTTTCCTCATGTGAAATGGCTTTGGTGGTGATGCGCCAGATGCTGATCTTCTGGTTGCTGTCGTTGCTGCTGCAATTCACATCACCGCCAAACCCATCTCGTTTGGTATCTGTTTGCGCTTTGTCAGCGCCACATCGAAGTTAAAGAGCCTGCCAATCTGTTCCGTTTGGCTACCAGCGTCCTGCTGATGGCTTAAAGATAACCCAGGTTATAGGTGTGGTCAATAACTTAATTTATAATTCATGGTAAATAAGTTATAAATAATGGATAACAAAGGTATTTTATTTTTGTAAATGTTGAGGATGAAGGTGATGGGGCAGGGATCATAACTGCATGGTTTAGCGAGTTACATCAATAAATACAATTGGTTATGTTTTTTAGGTGGGGGGATCGTAAGGCAAAGAAAACCCGGCTCGGTGGCCGGGTTTGAGATTTAGTTATTTTCAGCAGCTCGGATAAGAGCGGAAGTGCTGACGAACATGTTCGAGCTCACCGAAACGTATGCGGCAGTAACTGCGCACATAAACCGGCTTGTCGTGTTCGTAGATGAAGTCATCGCGATTAACATCGTGAGCCATAGCTTTTCTCCTGTTTTTGTATACAGCCTGTTTACCCGAACAGGTTGTAGTTTGTTGGGAGAACCGCTATCCTTGGCTTGCGGTTGCCAAGGGTGTAGCGGTAGGTAATCCTCCATACACTTCGGAAATACTGGATATATTTCCGACCCAAAAAGCCCCGTTCCCTCGGGGCTTTATTCTTTTGTTCCGCCATCAATCATCGCAAAAGATTCCACAATCAGACTGATACGCTTGGCTTCATCTTTTGTCAGGTCGCGAGGCAGGTTGCCAATGGTGACGATAAGATCTCCGCGCAATGGAATCGGCAGTTCAAATGTTTTTACACCAACCTGTACGTCAGCTACCGCCTTCTTCTTAGGTGCCATCTTTTTACGCTCCTTTTTTTTATTTACATCACCAACTGACACATTAATCTCACCATTCTGGTAGGAGATAAATTTATCAATAGCACTTTGCATCCGGCTTTTGTATGCCTGCAAAGATGATTCAGAGGGTTTGCTTTCTGCTGAGTCTGCGTACGAACTTGCTAAGTTGGCAACGCTATAATCACGGATATCGGCATCGGTGAAATCCGACCCAAGAACAGTAAGAAGGCGCAGGGAAGAGTCACGGAGATTGCGGGCTGTAGCATCATTGACGATACCAAGCTCAGGAAGCATCTGTAAGAAGTCCTGAAATGCTTTGATGGTGTAGCTTTTGGTTTGCATAAAAAAGCCTCATACAGTTGATGAGGCAATACTAATTTGATCGTCAAAACAAATCAAGACCCAAGAAACGATCGTTGATTCCTTTCTTTGTGACAATACAGTCAAATCAAGTTTTACAAGGATTACTTTTCTTCGATTACATTAAAAGCCGCACTTCTGCGACCATCCATCACCCAAATGTCTCTTCACTCATCCGAAGAAGCAGCAATCCGGGTCAGCACGCACAAGCTCAAGCGCATCAGTCAGCGAAAGTTCAGTACTGTACTGATGCCATTTCATATCCTTCCGCATCCAATAGATTTTCCATCTATCCAGAGAACGTATGTACTTGATTCTTGCTGATGGCAGGATGTTTGTTTCACCTGGGTTGCCCTGCCACACGGGGCGCTGTTCGCCGATATCTATCGTTTGGTCATTGATGCTATAAACAATATCCAGTTCATTGCGGATATGTTCAGGCGGCCTTATGCTTTCAATGAATTGGTGAACTTCTTTTTTGACCGCTTGATATTCAAGGTCAGTGAACGCCATCTATCCTCCTCACCCAAACGTTTCTTCAGGCCACTGGTTACCAGCTATGTGATGACCAGAATACTCTGCCAATAATCCTTACTGTTTCATGAAACTCATCTCTATCCATTACTTCATCAGGGTACTCTTCGCGATTTATTGATCTGATTATCACGGATGTAGGTGTGGCTATTAATGTCTTTACTCTTAGTAAATCAGATTGACAAATAGCGTAGGTTTTACCATCTCTGATGGTGGTGTCTTGCGTGTTGACTCCAACAACATCACCATCGTGAAGGGTTGGCTCCATGCTTTGGCCTATCACCCTAACCAGCTTGGCAGAGCTTTCAGATACCCCCATCTTTTTCAGATAGTACTTTCTGAAAACCAAAGAGAACTCAGATGATTCCTCTAACTCACAGCTACCACTCCCGGCGGAAAGAGAAACATTAAGAAGAGGCAATGCGACAAACTCGTCATCGTTTCTTTTTATGTCTTCCCATACCACCGCTTTTAAAGATGACTCACGCACATTCGATGGCTCTTCATGTGCACCATCCCTCATTTCACCAATACCTGAGCTAAGCCATTCAGGGCGTACTTTTAAAGCATTGGCTAATTCAACCATCTTGCGAGATCCGTTTGTTTTACCGGATGACATCTTCTGTATGGCTGGCTGAGATATTCCAACCATGTCAGCAAGCTGTGATTGTGACACCCCTGCTGAGCTCATGGCTGCATTTAGTCTTTCTGCGAATGTTTTCATACCCACAAATCTATAACTACGGTTATCCAAAGTAAAATAACAAAGGTTATTGCTATTTTTTATAACTTGAGTTATCTTTGGTTATAAGTAATGTCCACAAGAGGTATGCTCATGAATTTAGTAATTCAACGAGCCTTGAAAATTGTCGGTAGCCAAAAGCGCCTTGCCGACAAGTGTGGTGTAACGCAGCCAGCAGTACATAAATGGCTGAAAGGCGGGTTGGTCTCTCCAGAGAAAGTTACCGCCATTGTTAACGCCACTGGAGGGCAGATCAAGGCTTACGAAATCCGCCCAGATTTACCACACCTGTTTCCAAAACCGAATCAGGCAGCATAAGTAACACCGCTCTTTATCAATCTGCACCGCCGACAACGCGGTAACTAATTAATCACTCATCGAAAGATGAGTATTAGTGATTATTTACCTATGGAAATAGTAAGAAATGGAACAAACAAGTTACAGCAAACTATCACAGCGTGACGTTGATCGCGCAGAAACAGATTTACTCATCAACCTGTCAACGCTTACCCAGCGCGGTCTGGCAAAGATGATTGGCTGTCATGAATCGAAGATAAGCAGAACGGACTGGAGATTTATTGCTTCGGTCTTGTGTGCTTTCGGAATGGCATCAGACATCAGTCCGATTAGCAGGGCTTTTAAGTATGCGCTTGATGAAATCAC